CTCAAATAATTTATGCTCTGATTTCTTCTTACATAATGGGCACCACGATCCCCGTGATATACAATCTAATGATGCATTAAATTCATTGGAACATATATTACAATTAAACATATATTTTGTAGCAGAGTATTTTAATAAATTTCTTGGGTTAATATTATTATTATTTGAAAAATATTTAACTTTCTCATGGCTTGCAAATGATTTATTAAAACAGTGATTACAATCTTCTTTATCACATAATACTCTTCCATATTCTGAACAATATGGACACCATTTATTAAAAGAAACATTAGATAGTGCTGCCTTAAATATATGATTACATTTATCACAATTAAACAAATATTTATTATAAGAACATTTAAATACTTCTCTTGGGCTTACATTATTTAACTCTGACCAATATTTAGCTTTCTCATGACTTGCAAATGACTTATTAAAACATCGTGTACAATTATCTTCTATACATATCTTTTTAGCAGGCATTGAACAATATGGGCACCAACTATCATTTATTATACTACTTAGTGTTATATCAAAACTATGTTTACATTCACCACAATTAAACCAAAACTTTTGATGCATATTTTTAAAAATTTCTATAGGTTTTACTTCATTTAATTCAGACCAATATTTAGATTTCTCATGGCTTGCAAATGACTTATTAAAACACACTGTACAATCATATGAATTACATAATTGCATACCAGTACAAAACTTACACCAAACACCTCGTGATATATGGTCTAATCTTATACTAAATTCATGATTACATATATCACAATTAAATAAAAACTTTTTATTACAATATTTAGATACTTCAGATGCTAATTTAATATTATTTTTAGACCAATATTTAGCTTTTTCATGACTTGCAAAACTTTTATCAAATGGAATTATTTTTACCATTATATTAATAATACTATTTATTTTTATGTCCTTTTTTATTTGGTTTCTTATTATCGTTATTATCTGATTTTTCCTTATTTGTATTTGCAATATATTTCTTTTTATTTTCCAATCCATCCTTATATAATCGTTCTACCTCTTTTTCTAACATACCTTCAATGTCTGTACCTTTTGGAACTGATACAAATTTTGCAACCTTTAATGTTGTCTTAATAATATATGGCCCATATTGACCTGTTCTAACCTCATACTCCTTAAATTTTTTTAATACATTCTTTGACCCTGACCCGCCCTCTTTTTTAGCCTTAAAACGCTCAATAGTTTTCTCTAAGGCCTCTCCTGCCTGATATGGGATTGATAGATTATCACATTGCAGATAGTCGCCAAACTTACCTGATTTCTTAATAATCTCATTTTCAATGCCATCATCAGTCCATTCACCAATTACTTCTCCACCACGCCTTTTCTCTTCTTCTTCCTTAAACTTGAGCGCTTTCTCTTCTGTTATATCCTGAAAATCTACTCCCTTTGGCCAGCCAATAAATTTTGTATCTTCTTTATTTTCACTTTCAATAAGTAGTAAAGGCCCTTTCTTTGAAATTACCGCTTTTAATCCATTTGAGAATTCTTTAATTCTCGCTGATTCGCCTCCCTTAGATTTTAATTGCTGTTTTGATAATAGATCTTCATATCGATCTTTATATGATTCCCACATATCCTTTAATGCATTTTTCCATATTTCTTTTCCTTCTGCAATTTTATCTAAACGCTTTTCCATTTGTGATGTAAATCCATAATTAAATAGATCATCAAAATGCTCCAACATAAATCTTAGAACTGAACGACCTAGATCTGTTGGCATTAATTTATTCTTTTCAGCACCTTGTTTTTTCTTTAACTCATTTACTTTAGCTGGCCATTGATTTGGTTTTACTGTATATTCTTTGACTGTCACTTCTTTTGCAGGAATATCTTTTGTTTCTACATATTGTTTTTCTTGAATAACTGATAATAGTGATGCAAATGTTGATGGGCGACCAATACCGTGTTTTTCTAATTCTCTTACAAGTGTTGCCTCTGTATATCTGCCTTGCGCTTTTGTCTCACGAGGTTCAGCTTTCATATCAGTCCACTCTAAACTATCTCCCACTTTTAGACTCTCAACTGTTTTCCATTCAGAGTCCTCATTAGAATTGTTTATGGATTCATTATCACTATCAACTGCATCATCAATCTTTGCAACTTTTCCTATAATTTTCCAGCCTTCAAATGTAGTTCGTTTCCATTGAGATAACCATATAAAGTCCTCATCTTCGTTAATCTGTGATTTTACTTTACAGAGTTCACCTTTTGCTGCTGCCATAACTGATTGGACTGCTCGCTGCCAAATTAAGGTATATACCTTTTTATCTTGTGATGTCCAGTCGCCTGTAATTTCCCTTGCATCCATATGTGTTGGACGAATTGCTTCGTGTGCTTCTTGAGCCAGGGGGCCGCAAGCCTCCCCCTTACCCCCTGATTTTGTTGACTGCTGGCCTCCCCCATTAGTCTCTGATTTTGTTTTTTTCTTTTCTTCTGTTTTCTTCTGCCCAGTCCCTACAAATTCCTGACCATAGGTTTCTGTAACCCATTTTGTAGCCTCTTCTTGTGCTTCTTCTGAAATTACCGCTTTGTCTGTTCTCATATATGTGATGTGACCTGCTTCATATAATTTTTGTGCAATTCTCATTGCCTGCTTAGGATTAATTCCATATAGCGCAGAAGCTTGTTGTTGGAGTGTACTTGTAATAAGTGGTTGTGGTGCGTTTTCTTTCCAATTACTAATATCTTTGGATATAATGGATCCACCTGGAGTTTGATGCACATTTTCCATATAATTCATAGCTGATTCCTCATCTTCCAATTCATCTTCCAACTTCGCTGGGAACTTAAAGGGATTCTTTAAGCCCTTTATCTGCCAATTTAAAGAAAGATGCCAGCTTGATTGCGATTTAAATGATGTAATCTGATCCTCTCTCTCCACTACCAATCGCAGTGCAGGCGTCTGACAACGACCCGCTGATAAACTTGGGCCCACATAACGCCATAATAGAGGGCTCATTGTAAACCCAATCATCATATCCAACATCGCACGAGCCTGCTGAGCATTTACACGATCCATATCCAATGTTCGTGGAGAATTTACTGCCGCTTTTACCGCTTTTGCAGTAATCTCATGAAATACCGCACGCTTTGCTGTCTTAGGATTTAATTTTAACAGAATACATACAGAATATGCAATATTTTCACCCTCCCTATCATCGTCAGCAGCTAAATATACTTCAGAAGCCGAGGAAGCTGCTTCTTTTAATTGCTTAATTGCTTTTGCTTTTTCTTTAATAAACTCATATTTTGGCTCAAAATTATTGTTTAAACCAATTGCATCGATACTCTGTTCTAATGCACGAATATGACCCATACTTGCTATAACTTTCCATCCCGTCCCTAAAAAGCCTTGGATTTTCTGACACTTTGCTGGCGATTCTACAATTACTAAGTTTGTCATTCTATTGTTACAATATTCCTGTTGATTGTTTATTGTTTCAATTTTTATATTTTAGGTTTATTATATTTATTTTCTTTATATATAATATAAAATGACCTTCGAAAAAATGTTATTTGAGCTCATCTTAATGTGCGTATTAAACGTTGGCGCTGTTTACATGGCTGCATTTAATTACCGTCTATCCTGGGAAGGCGTAGTTGGTGTTATGGCATTAGCCTCCATAGCTACGGCAATGCTAACTGATAAACTATCCAGTACTACTATGTTCTTTATGGGTGGCCGCAAATCTGTATCTGAAGGCGTTGGTTCCCTATTACTCGCTGGCGGATGCAGCTTAGCTATCCTATTAATCCTCACTAAACGCTTCAACTTCCCTGAAGCACTAGGTATCTCCCTATTAGCTGGTGGATTAACTAGCTTCTTACGCTTCCTCTTTAAAGAGCTATAAATATATTTATTAATCAATAATTAATAAATAAAATACTATTAATATTACATAATATTGTATATCTTACTATATAATATTACATAATTAAGAATATAAATCTTATAATACGTACATCTGAATAGAGGATGACATCCATTAACCAATCATCTGGACAAGGTGCTCTCTTTGAACTCGTTGCTCGTGGGGTCAAAGATACATACTTTGTTAAAGATTCTAAATCCAGCATTTTTCCCTTTGATAATTTTTATGACCCTTCATCATACCATCTAGCCGAAAGAAAAACTATTGTTCCGTTGAATCAGCCTAAATTCGGACAAACATTTGAAGTTGAAATTGAACCATATGCAGATATCCTTACTGAAGTTGCACTTGAAATTGATTTACCTACTTGGTTACCTTCTATTACTGTTCAAGGGCAACAATTGAGTCCCCAAAGAGCAAATAGCCTTTATTGGATTACCACTCCCCCTGATAGGCTCAATAATAAATACTCATATGGTTATGTTAATTATATTGGATACTTATTGTTTGAAAAAATACAGTTATATCAAGATCAATTCCTAATTCAAGAGTGGAGTGGAGAAGGACTCCTAATTAAATCCGTTTCTGAAGGTTCATGGAATTCCTCATTCCTAAATCAGACTATCGGCGGGCTCACAACTCCTGGTGGTCGAGGAATCGCTTATAATGCAACCCCTGGACATCTCCGTATTAAACTCCCACTTCCTGGAATGCAAACTCCTAAAGATGGCGGATTCCCATTAATTTCCGTCCAAAATCAGACTTTCCGTATTAAAGCTACCCTCAGAAAATTAGAAGATATCATTATTACTGATGCACCAACGAATATTAAACCAACTCCTTGGAATGTACCCCAATTTACTCTCACAGATGATTTAGGAAATCCTGTTAACTTTTCTCCATTACCTTTTGATCAAATTGGACAACCTACTATCTTATTATCAACTATTCAGCATTATGTAACTCCTACTGCACAGGCTGATATTAAAAATACTACAATTTCAATACCATTTAGAAAACAATTTGAAAATATATTCACATTTGGAGAATTAGACTATAGGGCACTCGATAATAATTCATCATCCTTTGTTACTAGGCGATTAGATGGTAGACACCCTACTGAAAAATTATCATTCTTCTTTCGCAATCAAAATGCAATTATTACTAACCGTTTAGATGATTTTATTAACTATAAACCACTGTCAACAATTGTTGGCGAATTACCTAATATTACATATAATTTCTATAATAATATGAAACTTGTCATTGCTGGACGTGATAGAGAGCATCTACTAGAACCATTTGTTTGGAATCAAATTAATACTTATTCAAAGGATGAAAAAAATAATGCTTTAAATATTGGAGAAATGAAATGGTCATTAGGAGATCAATATGGTACAATTTATCCCCATGAAAGGCAGCCAGAAGGCACTGTTAATTTCACAACCGCTGATCGCCCTACTTTATATATAGAATTAGCTGATATTTTATCCAGTCCTCTTACATTAAGTAGACGTTCAGAAATGCGTGTATATACTGAAGGATGGGCTATATATGAAATTAAAGAAGGTCGAGGTAGATTATTATTTGCAAATTAATATATAAAAATAAATACAAAAATTAAATATAAATATATAATACGCAATGCAATCTCCATCTATACGGCAATTAAAAACAAGAAAAAAGCAATCGTATTGTATTGGCATTATAACAATGCCGCATCGTATGAAAACTAAATATGGACAAACTCATATTATGAAAACGTATATTGACTGGTTTGAAGAACGTGGTGTTCGTGTTATTGCCATACCATATGACACCACAGAATATGAGTTATATTTTAACAGTATCAATGGCCTATTAATACCTGGAGGTGAAACTAAATATGTCTTTAAAAATAAGACATTTGTTAAAACTTGTAGTAACTTTATACAATTATCTATCCAACAGAAATGCTACTTTCCTATTTGGGGAACTTGTTTTGGATTTCAACTTATTACACATATTATTGGAAAATTTAACTCCTTTAAAAAATCTCCTGCACAAGGACATTATCCCTTACATATTACTCCTTATGGATATAAATCGCGAATGCTTTCTCATTTTTCTAAATCATACTTAGAGTACCTAGAAAAAAAAGATTCAACATTACATAATAAAGACTATGGGATAACTCCTAGTGATTTTACGGAGAATAAATTATTAAACTCCTTTTTTAATATAATTGGTATTAGCACTGATGATAAAGGGCAGGAGTTTGTATCTGCAATTGAAGGAAAACATTATCCAATTTACGGAGTTCAATGGCATCCTGAACGCCAGGAGTCTGGCGGGCCATTTGCGGACTTTCTGATTTCGGAATTAAAACGGAATTCAAACTCCTGTAAAATACTCCCACGATCCATTCGATCCACTTTAACTCCTAAAAAATGCATACAATATCCTGAATTAACCAAATATAAATGCTATTTTTTCTAAGACTTTAACTCTGTTTAAATCCACCCTTTATCCATTGTGCGACTGCTAATGTATCAGAGTTTGCAAATAGGGGCTGAGGTTTACCATTTACTACTGCTAAAAATGCTGGAATTGATTTTACTCCACAATACCCTGGCGTATAATCATTTTCATCCACATCACAATCATACCATACAATTTTATCACTTAAACCAAGTAGCATTTCTTTATCAATTCTTTTACAAGGGCCACACCAAGTTGCACCGAATTTGATAATAACAATAGGATTATGCGGTTGTGGAGGATTCTTTGCTATCAGATCCTCGAATTGCTGCTGGGTTTGGAGGGGCATCATCTTTTGTTTTTGTGCTGACATTCTGTCGGAATCTGCGATAAGTTATTACTAATCCAGACACAATTATTGTTGCTAATGTTGCCATAAATACATATGGTAATACACCTGAATCTTCTATTAACCCACCACCAGTTTGCCTTTGATTTGTAGGATCTTCATTTACTCCTTGCCCATATGCACCTATTAATGATGTACTTGCACCCAATACTCCTTTAAGATCTTCTTCACCTTCTCTTATTACCCCTTCTACTCCAGCTATAGTCTTTACAGTATTATCTGCTAATTTAATACCTTCTTTTGCTATACCTTCACCTGTTGTAATAACACTTGTTACACCTGTAATTGCATTAGCAATTGGTTGAGCCCCTTCTTGTACAGCCATTTTTAATGGTAATGCTGCATCTTCTACAATATTCTTTATTGGTGCTTCTACTGCTGCAACTGCTGATCTTATAGGTTCAATAGGGTCTTTAACAAAATTTGCAATTGATGATATTATAGGTATTTTATCTAAAAAGCGTGATATCATAGATTCTTTAATTTCTGCTGGTTTAGGAAATCCAAAATATTCACTATTTTCCTCAATTACAGAATTAGTGTTAAAAAATAATTTTAAAATATTCATTAAATACCATATTATTGCAACAGGTGTAAAAATAAATGAAAATAATAATATTATACGAATAAACCCAGTCTTTTTATGACCTGTTATAAAAGAATCTAGACCAAATAATCCTCCAAATATTAATCCTAATGCATACACAAAAAATGCAGTATGATTTTTATCTGGCTTATCCGCTCCTAAAACTCCTGCCCCTATTCCTGCTGGACCATATCCAGGTATTGATAAACCAAATAGTTTTACAACATCCTTATTAAATGTTATTTGTAATATATCATAAATATACCATATTCCAAAAAATGCTACATTAATTAATATTTTAGCTACAAATGATAAAGGTGAGCGTAAATATAAATGATCTAATGCAAAATATCCACCTATAAGAGTTAATGCCCATAAAACTCCATATGATAAGTTTGTATGCCCTGGACCATATGAAGGATCTGAATTTGGTCCAGATCCACCTGGTTTTCCATTACTTGATGTCTGTGTATTACCCCAATATTTATATTGAGTTCCATCGAATAGACCCATTACTGTTAATTACTTAGTAAACTTTATTAACAATATTATCACTAAATTTATAATCTTAATAATTATATTTTAGTAATTTATTTTTGTTATTATAAGAAAGTATTATTAAATTGTAAATAATAATCCTCCAAATCCATTAATTACTCTAAAAACATTGTAGTTTAGTCCGTAAATAACTATATGGCAATTTCCTCTTTGCTGATTTACGGGGATTGATGGTTGACTTAATATAGGATTCATATCAATCTTCCATACAATACTATCAATACGACTTGCATTCATTGTTCCAGTTGGCTGTGCATCTTCAGGTCTTAATGCAAAACTATATGTGTATATATAGGATTTTACCGGAGTTGTGGTATGATGATCATAAGGCTGTTGTAATCTGAAATATTCTGCTCTACGTGCTTGGAAACGATCATATCCATCCAATTGTAATACTGCAGATGATATCAGATCTGTACGTGTTTGCCCTACATTCAGATAATTCTGGATCTGTGGAGGAACCGCTTCTCCAATTGCTAAACTACTATAATTAAACCATTCATTGCGATTTATCATTGCATCTCTTTGCACAAGTATAATAAACTCCTTCAGAGGATGATTGAACTCAACAGGCACTGTTGCAGTCATTTGATTGTGTGTAATGGAGTATGGTGGTGTAAATTGAACTTGTTCAATTAGATATTCGTGTGAAGTACTTACGAATTTTCTACGTTCATCAACATCTAAATATACATAATCACCCCATAACATCATATTCACAATTGATTGTGTACATGTTATATCAGCTGTACATAATGTATTATTTTCTTGGGGAATAAATACTAATGAATTTAGCGGAGATAATGTAATATTAATACGGATTGGATGATATTGTAGTGCTAGGAGAGGGAGATATAATCCAGGATTTCTGCAAAAATAGAATTGGAGCGGAATTAGGAGTCTTAGGCCTTCTGATGCTGGCCCTGGAATTAGGACTGGAGTTTGATATTGATCCAGACGACCGACCATTTCATTTAATGCCTCACGCTGTGAAGTTGGAGTTGTCAACTGAGTCCAGACTTCCATCCATTCTCCTGTTTGACGATCAATCTCCTGCTCACCGACTTCAAATGTAATCTCTTGTATTAATGCGTGACCAACTGCATTTGTATATGAAATTGGAGTTCCATTAGGAGTTCCATCACTTGTTATACGTGGAAGAGTAACATCTAAATAAACTTTACCGAGTAAATCACCACGTTTAGGTATTAAGCAAGTGATACGTTGTCCGAAATTGGGTGTGCCGTCAAAATACATGGGTTGACATTCGACTGCAAAGTTAGTATGTCTGCGAAACACCATTTTAAAAAAACTTATTTGGGGATTTCCTGTGAGGAAAACATCTTGTCTTCCAGTTGCTACTAATTGTAATAAACCACCTCCTGCTGGCATCCTGTTGAATGTTCCGGATATTTAGTATTTCATTTGTATTCGCATCCAATATTATACCATTTACTTTACAGTTGAATATTTATATTATTAAATAGACTATTTAGATATTTAATAATATATATTGAGTACAAAATAATAATACCTAATTCTCTTCAGAGTTTAGATGAGTTCTAGCGGTGCTATACCAACTAATACTGCACCATTGGTGCTAAGATTTGATCCTGATAATCCTCAATCAGTCAATAATACATTTGTTCTTGATAAATATGGTAACCCTGTAACATCTGGTAGTGTACAACTTATTGCATCCCAAGGGCAAATTGTTTATGGTAATGCTTTAAGTACATTAACAGTTAGTTCATTAACTGCTCCAAATCATGCAGCATCAACTATATCTATAACTTCATCACTTAATCTTACTAATTCTGCTGGTATTATATTTAATAATACTACTAATAGTAATGTATTAAGTACTAATAATAATAGATTATATTTTAATGGACAACCAATTGCATTAGGTACTTCTGGTGATAGTTTTTGGGAAGATGATGGTATTGCAACAGTTAATACAAATCTTGGACCAGTATCAACTACTCAAAACCTTATTGTTGCAAGTACTCTCACAGTTAATTCTGGTGGAGCTAATATCATAGGTAACACAATTATTACACCTGCTATACCTACTAATGTTGATGCCTTTAAAGTTGAATTAAATGGTACGAATTTTCTAGTCTATAAAGATGGAACCACAAATACTGTTCTTAATAATGGAAGCGGATTTGGTAATAATTTAGTACTATCAACAGGAAATACTGTTATTGTTAATAATAATACAATTATAAATGGCTCTTTAAAATTAAATAGTGGGAGTAGTGGGTCGCCTGGATTATATTTTAATGCCGATCAAGATACTGGTCTATATGGTATTAGTGATGGAGAAATGGGTATTTCTGCTAATGGACAACAAAGAATTAAAATAACTAATGGAGATATTAATTTAACACCTAATACAGGTGCGTGTGTTTCTACTATTGGCAATACAACCATTACTGGTTTACTAACTCTAAATAATACATTATCACTTACATCTGGTGGTGCTAATATTTCAGGGGGCGCTACTATTAATGGTCTATTAACTACAAATAATGCTATTACAGTTAATGGCGGTGCTACTATTAATGGCGGTGCTACTATTAATGGATTATTAACTGCTAATAATGGAGCATCAACTATAGGCAATCATTCTATCACAGGTAATCTTTATGCAAATGCACCTACATTTTATAACAATACACAAATTTTTAATTCTGGTACACTTAGCAGTACTACTTCATTATCTTTAAATACTGGAAGTGGCGGATATTCTATATATGCTACAACACCTACAGGCTCACCTTCTGGTTCTGGATTAACACCTTCAACTCTACAGATTTATTCCTATTATGGCCCCAATCCTAATGCTAGAAATATAGTAACAATGTATCCTGGTGGAAGAATGGATATTTTAAGCACTCTTAATGTTACATCAGGTGGTGCTAATATTACTGGCCCTACTCAAATCACAGGTACAGTCACTACAAATTCAATTCAAATGACTAATGGAACTATTTCAGGTGTTAATACTATTAATGGCGTAGCTTATCCTCCAGCTACAACACAAGGTAATATACCTGTTGGTGGTATTATTATGTGGAGTGGGTCAGCACTTGATTTACCACAAGGTTTTGCATTATGTGATGGAGGAACATATACTATTTCTGGAGGGCAAACTAAAGTAACACCTGATCTTCGTGGCAGATTTATTATGGGGGCTACATACGCTACTTCAGGTACTATACGATATAATAATACTACTGGACCTACTACATTACCAACTGATGATACTGGTGCTACAGTACCAGCATTGTATACAAATCAATCTGGTGGAGAAATTAATCATAAATTAACTATTGATGAAATGCCATCACATAATCATCCATATAATAAAGTAGGCGGTTCTGGTTTATTTGGTGGTAGCTATTGGGGTACAGTAGGTGATGTTACAGGATCAACTGGTGGAGATCAACCACATAATAATATGCCACAATATTACGTGCTAGCATTTATTATGCGTATTGATTAAATATTATAATCCTCTTTGTAATTATTACAAATTAATTATAATAGATATATTCAGATATAATGACGTCGCTTGATGTAGATTTCCTAACACTCCGAAATGTGACTGCATATAATCCTGATGGTACACCTATACCTACAGGTACTATCCAGATTATTAGCTCCAACGGCCAAGTTACTTATGGTAATACTTTAAGTACACTAGCTGTTAGTTCAATTAGTGTAGAAAATCATAGTGTTTCTAGTATATCTACAGATACTATATCAGTTAGTAGTACTATTAATACTGGATATGGTGGTATTACTTTTAATGCTGGTGCAGGCGCTATCCCGTCAGCATCATATGTCCTAAGCACAGTTGGATCTAATCTATACTTTAATGGACATGAACTTAATACTGGTGGATCAATTGGCGCATATTGGAAGCCTTCTGGTAGTGCAATTATTAATACTAATATTAATGATGCAGTTTCAACATCTAATAATCTTATAGTTGGTACAAATTTATCTACTTTAGGCAGTGCTGATATTACTGGCTATTTAAGTACACATAATAAACTAACTGTTGCTACTGGGGGGGCTAATATATCAGGTGGTGCTACAATTAATGGATTATTAACTGCTAATAATGGTATTAATATTATTGGTGGTAGTAATATATCAGGCGGATCATTTATTACAGGTACAGTAACAGCTGCTAATAATTTATCTACTATTGGTAATGCTGATATTACTGGCTATTTAAGTACACATAATAAACTAACTGTTACTACTGGGGGAATACTTGTAAATAGTGGTGGTGCTAATATAACTGGTGGTGCTAATATAACTGGTGGTGCATTTATTACTGATCTTTTAACTGCTAATAATAACTTTTCAACTATTGGCAATGCTGCTATAACAGGTGATTTATATTTAAATAATAATATTTCTATAACCAATAATTTACCTGGCCCTGACTCTAATTCAATTAATTTCTATAAATCAAATAATCTACTATCAACAAGTAATAATGATGAATTAGGCTACATATACTTTAATGGTACTACTAGTACTAATACTTCATCAAAAGCTGCTCTAATTTATGCATTACAAGATGGTAATGCTGGCAATAATTATGTACCTGGTAGATTAGAATTTCATACTAATGATACTAATAGCAGTTTTCCACCATTACGTATGTTAATTAATAGTCAAGGTAATGTTGGCATTGGTACTGCTAATCCACAAGCACTCTTGCATACTGCTGGAAATGCTAGAATTGATGGAACATTAAATGTAACAAGTGGTGGTGCTAATATTACTGGATCATTAACTGCAAATTCTGGATTTATTACTCTAAATACTTCATATCTTGCTGGACCAACTATTAAAGCATCATATAATTATAATAGTACCGTTTTAACATACAATTATGATGGATTTTATGATACATTAACACTTGCCCCCCCTGGTAATTCTAATTCTAAAATATTATTTAAAACTTCTAATGGCCTTAGTGTTGCAACCGAAAAACTTTGCATACTTAATAATGGTAATGTTGGCATTGGTACTGATAACCCACAAACACCCTTACATGTTGCTGGAAATGCTAGAATTGATGGCAATACTTATATTAATAGCAATACAAGTACTATTTCTTTATCTTTATCTACAAACAATGGGAGTTATATAATGTATACATCTGCTGCAGAATCAAATGCAGGTGGTGGATTAGTTCCATCTACACTTCAAATATATTCATATTATAATCCTTCAGTTAATGGTAGTACAGCTCGTCCAATTTTAACAGCATATCCTGCAGGTAGAATAGATATCTATAGCACATTAAATGTAATTAATGGTGGTGCTAATATTACTGGAAATTTAATGGTAAATGGGGCAATTATTTCACCCAATAATTTATTATATAGTAATATTTTTATTAATACAAATGGTGGCACTGATACTATAACAAGTATATTATCTCAATTAATTAATAATCCTGCTATTACAGACTATGTTCGTGTTGTTATATTAGCTATAGGCGGTGGAGGTGGTGGTGGTGGTGCATTTGAGTCATATGGTGGCGGTGGTGGTGGTTCTGGTCAAGAAATTAATGCTACATATTATTTACCTATTACAACCTCTCTTAATATTACTATAGGTAATGCTGGTATTGGTGGCACTGGTGCTTTTTCACCTGTTTCTTCAAATAGAGGTAGTAATGGTGATAATACTAGCGTTATTTCATCAGATAATAAAGTACAGATATATGCATTAGGTGGTAATGGTGCTGATAATAATGGACTTGCTGCTGTTAACCCAGACTATGGAGGAAATGGATATTATGGAGGTGGTTGTGGTGGATCAGAATTAACATCTGATGCTGGTACTGTTGGTAGTTCATATATTTATTATCCTGTTAGAACTGGTAAACCTCGTTATGTACCTTCTGGTGCTACATATTCTATTAATGGTGGTGCAGGTGATGGACCACAAGGCAATAGTAATAATAGTGGTGATGTATCTAATATTGGTAATGCAGCAGCTGGCGCAGGTGGTGGCAGTAGTTCATTAGGTACTGGTGGTGCTGGTGGAACAACTAAGAATAGTGGAACAGGTATAGGTGGCAATGGTACATATGGAAGTGGTGGTGGCGGTGGTATGTCTAATAATACAGGTAGCGGTACATATTATAATGGTGGTAATGGTGGGCCAGGATGTGTACAATTACAAATCTTTGCAATTTAAATCTTCTCTAATGGAATTTTATATGTATCTGCCCCTATTTTAATTATTAGAGATGAATGAAATGTAGTACCTGGTGCTACTTGCAATGATGTTAC